AAGACCTAACGCGAGCGTTGCAACAGAATTAGAAATATCCATATTATTATAATGGACCAAGAAATATTAACTTGTTTGAAGATAATCTCAATGATCCGTGAGGGACAAAAGTTATCTGTGTACAACGGGGTCCTGAGGTTGGAGCAATCTCCTAAGGGGGTGGTGGCTGCTATTAGGAGGTGGCTGAACAGTGATAGTCGTCACGTGACACTTACTTATATTCAGAACATACTACTAAATGGACTTGTCAAGAAAGTTCCACGTAAATATATGGAGGAATCACTTCAAGGATTAAACGCCTTGAAAGTAACTTATTCTGAAGATGTGACTGTGGTTGCAAGACTGACCGTGTTAGAGGAAAAGGTACAGGAATATATAATAAATGGAGAAAATTCTAAAGAGTTACGGTGACAAACTGACAGTGGAAAGCATAATTCAGACTCTAAATGATATTAAAGAGCGTTACCGTGAGGTCGGTGTGACTGTTGAGAATATATCTGTAATACTACTGATTCTGATGACAGAGGTGAACAAGTTTAAAAAACTCCCTGGTAACCAGAAGAAGACCCTTGTAATGTTAATACTGTCTCATTTTATAAGTGAATTGACTCAAGAAGATAAGCAACCAGTGGTGAGGGAGTTGCTTTCTCTGACTGTACCTGCGTTGATTGATAACTTCGTGTCTGTGAGCAAAGGACTAGAGTTGAGAAAATTAAAAAAGAAATTCTTTTGTTGTTAAATGCTTCCTACCGTGGCTGAGCAAACTAGATATGGTATGATTACTGAGAATCCACTGTATAAACTTGTTGAATATAATAATAACAAGTTGAAGCCAGTAAATCGTCCGAATGTATACGAATGTCCAAAGTGTCACATGTACGAAGAGGGATTATTTTTGAATACATGTTCAAATTGTGGACATACTTAAAATTTAGAATCTTATACAATATATAAGATGTTCCCCGTGGTTGGTTGCGTTATGTGTAAGTCAGCTGGTCCTCAGCTGTTGAAAGTCGCAGCGGGGTCGCCGTCTCCATGGTGATGGAGACGAGCGGAGCCCCACCCCATATGTGCAGAACGACTGTCATTGTTGTGCAGAACGGAAAATGATCCGTAGTCTTTTACGAAAAAGCAAAAAAAAAGGCATCAAGCCTTACCAATTTTCTCACTGGCTTCATCGGACACATGGAACACTTACCGTGTGTAGATATTTACACAATGGAGAATTAGGAATGTCCTTTCCTTGTATTTTTTGTAGAAAACAACTTGAAAAAAAGAATATACAGTGGAAGGCTCACATGGGAACACAGTGGTTCTGTAGTAAAGCACTCAATCTTCCTAAATCTCAGCCCACAAACAGACAGAGCCGCCTATTATTTAAAAAGCCCAAGTGATCTTTCTAGGTTATTTGTCGCGTCCCTTTTAAGGGGTTTGTTCCTCTGGAGACGGAGTGAATCGTTCTCACAATTTGATCCATTTATGTGTTTCATTTTGTCAGCATTGTTAGATAGTCCACTAATAAAATTTTCACTTTTCTTCTGTTCTACAAATTCATATATCTTGTGTTCGAACACGGGTATACACGCTCTTATTGTACTTGAAGAATGTTTGCGAAACTCTTCGATATCCAGGGATCCTCCAAAACACTTAAGTGTCTGACGGGCGGGTGCACTCTTAATAAGTTTCTTTTCTTCCATAATACATCTAATATACATACATATTATACCTGCTCTGTTTAGACTATATTTGTCAAGTGCGTAAGCTTTCATACATTCCCAGGAACAGAAATCTCCAACAGTCTGATAATTTTTCGTACTCTTCTTCTGTCTCAGTGGCATGTGTAAAAAATCCCTCGGGGGTGGGTGACAACACCACCAACATAATTTTTCTACCATTTAAAGAGAATGCCCGAGTTTTCTTTAAATGATACTTAGTATTGACGTTGGTATAAGGAATCTAGCAATGTGTATGCTTGACCCCGAAACACGTGAAATAAAGCAGTGGGATGTCTCAGGGGTGCCACCCGAGAGTTCTCTCGGATTGTATGTATGTTTACGTGATCACTTACAGGAACGTAAGGAGTGGTTGTCCCACGCCAAGACGATTCTTATTGAGAAGCAACCACCCCATAATAAGAAGATGATTGGTGTACAGGATTTTCTTCATGCGTTCTTTGTGATCACAAATCCCAATGCAGAAACAATTATATATGACGCTAAACATAAGATACCCGACGTGACGGGTCCAGGTAAGGCTCAGTATCGCAAGCGTAAACTGACTGCTATTGCACGCTGTAAGGATTTTATCGAGGCGGGGGAGGTGAATGCTCACTGGAGAGAAGTGTTTGATAAGTCCCGAAAGAAAGACGACCTCGCGGATACCGTTATGCAAGCACTCAGTTATGTAAATAGACGGGTTGTGGATGCACCCACACGTAAGAAATCCATCCCCGGGTCAAGGCGACCAACAGAGAATCAAAAGGAGTCAAAATACAGCAAATCAAATCTGGTGTGGTTATATAAACAAGGTCTACACGAGAAGGACAAACGTTTCCTTAAGGATTTAAAAAGATACTGGACCGGAATAGACGAGTTCAAAAGAGACTGTGACCTAAATTAAAGATTGAAACTGACTGTAATACATATGGAGACTCGTGTTCTTGATAATGGATTTGTTCGTCTGGTGGACACAATGCCCAGAGAAAATCTAGATGACAGTATTGTACAAGCTGCACGCGTCTCATATGGAGATGGAACATCATCGTCACGTTCAAACAAAGGACTTATCCGCTATCTTCTTCGCCATTGGCACACAACCCCATTCGAAATGGTAGAATTCAAGTTTCACTTGAAGATGCCTATCTTCGTTGCTCGGCAACATCTCCGTCACCGCATGGCTAGTGTGAATGAGATGTCGGCACGATACTCTGTTGTTCCATCGGAATTTTTCACCCCCGAGGTGTATCGTAAGCAGTCTCAAGTAAACAAACAGAGTTCAGAGGGTGTATTGGAAGAAGTCACAGACCCCACGAAGGTTGCAGAATTATCATTTGAAGTTTATGAGAAACTCATCGATGATGGATGTTGTCGCGAACTTGCCAGATGTCAACTACCACAGTCAACCTATACAGAATTTTATTGGAAAATTGATCTTCACAATCTGATGCACTATCTTCAACTTCGTATGGAACCTGGTGCACAAGAGGAAATTCGTGTGTATGCTGAAGCAATTTACAAAATGCTGTGTGATCTGGTGCCTGTCACTATGGAGGCTTTTCGTGATTTCCGACTGAACGCAATCCAGCTTACGGGGCCAGAAGTTGAAATGTTCAAAAAATATCCAATGTTGATTTCTGAGAGTAATGTAATGGAGAATGATATCATGGGTGTAGGAGAGAAACGCGAGTTTATTGATAAACTTAAAAACTTGAGTATATTTAATAAAAATGGAGTTTCGTAAGAGGGGTTCACTTGCACAACCAATTGAGGTACAGCATGTACCTTGTATATGTAGCGTGGCTAAGGAAATTTATAAATACAACCAAAAATATTATATAGACCTCGACCTTGCACCAGAAACTACACAGAGGGTAGCAGACCTTCATTCTTATTCTGAATCACACATGACCAAACCAAACAAAATAGTACCTCTACACGGTAACAAATTAAAGGTAAAGGTGCCATTTCGTTACAACAAGGTAACCTGTAGTATGCCAGGAAAAAAGACTGTACACGATTTACTTCAAGGAGATCGTACAAAGGTTAATTTGGAGTACTGTGGTGTATGGACCGTTGGGGAATACTGTGGTGTATCTTGGAAACTTACACTAATCCAAGAGGCTTAGCCATTCTAAGTCTTCTGGTGGGGGGAGATATTTATCTATTTGATTTTCTATCTGATCAGAGTATTTAGAACAATACTCTAATCTGTTATATAGACATTTGAGCAGTACGGGTCCGCCCTTAAATTTTTCAAGAATCTCTCTTTTCTTCTGACCCTCGTCAACTTCGAATACTACCATCGGTAACCTCCTTGCTATTTACAATGTTCTCTTCTTTTAATGGAATAGCAACAATCCCCATATCACGGAAACTCTTCAAGGTGCGAATGGAACCCTCCAATCGCAAGAGTTCTTCATGGAGTTCTTTCATCTGGTCTTGGACCTTTTGGATATTTTCGTCAATATTGATAATCATCTGTAGAATTAAAGTTATTAGTCTTTAAATTATAAATGAAAATAACTAGGACTGGATGTATAATCTCAAGTGATCCCGAATTGAAAAAGGAACTTACAGTCCGACCAGTAGTAAATACAGAATTTAGTGCGCAGCCTCCAGCCTTTAAAGTTTTCAAGACCAATAATGACACTATGTGTGTTCCACAACACTGGGCACGGGAGAAGTTTGGTGAGCCCACGACCGATGCCCGCCCTCAGCCTCAACGAACATGTGTCAAGTTCTGTGGAAAATTGAGACACGAAACTCATCAGATAGAGGCGCACGAGAAGGCTCTTACGGTGGGTCACGGAGTACTGTCGTTGCCGTGTGGGTTTGGAAAAACGACCGTTGCCTTGGCAATTGCATGCAGTCTTGGCTATCGTACAATGATTATAGTTCACAAAGAGTTTCTTGCAAATCAATGGAAAGAGAGAATAGAACAGTTTTGTCCTGGTTCTACGGTAGGTATTGTTCAACAGAATAAAAAGGAGACTGATTGTGATTTTGTTATAGCAATGTTACAATCTCTATCTATGAAGGAATACTCTCACAATGATTTTGATAGTATAGGTACTGTTATCGTAGACGAGGCACACCATGTATGTGCGAAAGTGTTTTCCCAATCTCTTTTTAAGTTGTGCCCCCGCCATATATATGGTCTGTCTGCGACACCTACCAGAAAGGATGGTCTTACACAGATTCTCCATTGGTTTATGGGTCCTACATTCTTCAGTGTAGAGCGTAAAGACCAGAAGCAGGTTGAGGTGCTGACGGAGTGGTATTCGTCGCCTGCGTATACCCAACCCCCTCCTGTGAATCGGATTGGGAAGGTGTCACTTGTTCAGATGATCACCGACATCGTTGAGGATTCCCAGAGAACCCGTATGATAATCAAAAAGATAGTTGAGCCTAATATCAAAAAAGGTAGAAAGATACTCATATTGAGTGAGAGACGTAAGCATTGTGTTGAATTGTTGGAGCTTCTCCAAGGAAAGTCTGCTGGTCTGTATATGGGTGGAATGACCCGAGAGCAGTTAGACGAAAGTGCAAAAAAGCAGATCATTATAGGAACCTATACACTTGCACACGAAGGATTAGACATACCGACATTAGATACACTTGTTATGGCTACACCTAAATCAGATATCAAACAGGCTGTTGGTCGTATCCTGAGAGAAACCCCTGGTAAGAAACACAACCCTGTTATTTACGATATTTGTGATACATGGAGCATGTTTATTGCTATGTTTCACAAACGGCGCAAGGTTTATAGAGAGGGCGGATTTGCTATCCAGGGAGCCCAAGAATCAGAACAGCAACAGGAAGAGCGTTTACAGGGATTTTCATTTATTAAGGTCTGATATAAGAAGCAGAATAGTAGCAAGAATAAAACCAAGAACAACCAAGTCACATTCTGTCTTTATCTTTATAAAAGGATTTTTGCCTATCTTCTGAGGATGTCGGGTCGTGTACTGTGGAACAGGTTGCTGGGTTGGAGCTGCAATGTCATCTAATAACGAATATCCTATCATTTATAAGAATAGTCTATTTTTTTTATAAGGTAACTTCATTCTTCTTAGAACGGCGTTTGCGTCCATTTGACTTGACCGTCACGTCACGTGTAGAATCTCCTGATACAGATACAATGTCAGATACGCTATCGACATCGTCCTCTTCCTCTTCCTCTATGATGGGTTGTGAGGTATTCAAGGGCATTTGAGGGGGCATCATTATTCCACCCATTAGACTACCTATGTCCAAACCGGGTCCCCTCATCTCGTACTGTCCCCCAGAGACGCTACTTGACGCCGGTCGTTGGGTAGGGTCCTGTTGCGCTGTTTCTCTCACCTGAGTATTCTGTACTGCAGACATCATATTCTTTACAAGATCGGGGTTCTGTTTGAGAACGTCATTCATGTTGGGGATAGCTGCCTTGAACATACTGTTGGTAAGGTGAAACATCATTGCGCTGCCACCAAGCATCATTATAAGCTTGACTTCTGGTGCAACCTGTATTTTTGCCTTGTACTTATTATGGAGTTCTTCAAACACACCATCATAATCATCTACATTCTCCATGATACTCTCAGACCAACCTTCTAGGGCAAGATCGAACGGGTTGTATCTTTTGTTGAGAAACTCTACGCCTGTGATACATGCAATTAGCATGCGCCTTGAGAATTTGAGAGATTGATCCACTTCTATTCCGTACATAATACGATTCACCTCTGTTCTGAGTTCATGTACACTTGAGTATATGTTCAATTTCTTGTTAATCTTTAGCCCCTTCTTTTCCAGACGAGCCAATTTATTCAGGAGATCAGCCTTTTCCTCTTCGATAGTATTGAAACCCGATGAAGGCTTCTCGTCCGGGTCGGGACCAGTAGGATGGTATTCAGGTATCTCATCTTCCTCTTCGTACCCCTCGTCTGAATGATTGTCGTATTCGGGTGGCGGTGGTGGGGTTACTCTGGATTTTACTGGATTTGTGAAAGCATCTATATCTTCATCCTGAACATATTCTTCAGGACGAGGTCTGTGACTAACTCGGGATTTCTTCTTGCGCGGACGTCTTGGCTGGATCTCAATCTCATTGAGAAAAGCCTCTTCATCAGCATCTAGTTTCATAACTGTATTACCAGAACTCTGTTCACGTTCTAGAATTATGTCTCCCGACATTATACTCTTTATTTGGAAAGTAATAGAAAATCTTTAACGCACTGAAAAAAAATGTAAATGTAAAGTAAAATGAAAAAGAACAATAAGCGTATCTGTATGCTCGTAGCCCTAGTCGTCATTCTCGTACTCCTCTTCCGAAGTGATACCTGTATGCGCACCCTCGCCCGTTATAGCCCAATCACGATCAAACCACGCAGCGAGAAGAGCCTCGTCGATCTCGACTTTAACGAGAAGTGTCTCGCTGGTACCGGTAGCCCAGATGAGTCTACCCACCACCAGTTTGGTCCCCGTGGTGCATGCGGGCTTCACCAACTTGTGAATAATCACATGTCTGCAGAAATCACTGGGGGGATTGGTATGGAATAAAATGACAAGAAAGAATAAATGACTGATTGTACTTATGAATACTTGACTGTATTCGCTGATTCTATTGATATATCTACTTGGATAAATGGAAACCAATCACAATTCACAACTTATCTTATCAGAGATCTCAGGGATATCGTAGAAATATCAATTGTGAATTGTAGTTTTGACATAGGAACAAATAACGTTGTATATATCAAGACTGACGAATTTATGTCACAGTTCAACCTCACTGGTGTGAACAGTGATCGCCAACATAACCCAACAACCAAGGCAAAACTCGATGGCGCAATGACTCGTATACCTGGGGTGGCCACGGGACGTACTAAATTTAATCAGTTTGATTTTGACACTACAGTGAGATTTATAAACCCAATACACCGTCTTGATCGTATCACAACAAGGTTATATAATGAGAATGGAGACCTAGTTATATCAGGTGGAACAAACTTTATTACATACAGGTTAAAATCAAAATCAGAAAATCTATGTATATAATAAATGATTACAACAGAATATAAAAATATATTTGTTGCTTCAGAGAATCGAGATACTGGGCTCTATCCATCTGGCAACTCTTATTCACTTACTTTGACTCATCACATAAAATTTATAAAGAGGGTAGAACTCTTACATGCCTCTGTTCCTAATACAATATTCAATATCACCAATGGGACAGACGTTATAGACGTAAGTGGAAACACTTATTCTCTCCCTTCCGGTTTCTACAGTGCTACTGGTATTGCAGCCGAACTTACAAATACCCTTCAGAACAACACAGATATATCAGTCATATTTATGTCAAACGAAGCTAAGTTTGTATTTTACAAGGCATCTACGATATCTTCGGGTGGAACTGCATTTAATATAACAGCCGGGACAAACGAGTTTGCCAAGGTGATGGGACTCCCTCCCCCGGGTACAACACTGATAGCTACCGAACCGGCTATTCCATCAGGAGCAAGTGTACCATTGGGGTCTGGTCATCTCCTCTATGACGGAAAAGAGTTTATAAAAACACCAGGTGTTGCTCAAATGCACCCACATGAGGGGGTATTTCTTGATATAGAAGAACTTAGGACAAATAATAATGAAGACGCAGTTCCCCTAACCGGAAACACATATTCGGGGCAGAATATTAGCAGGTCATTTGCATTGATACCTCTTGATGTGAATAGTGGAGAAATCAAGAGATTCAATAAGAACACTGACTATGATTTTGCAATAGATTATCCTTATCCAATACAGTCGCTCTCAAAACTTACAGTTAGGTGGTTAGACAACAAGGGTAAACAGGTGAATTTCAATGGTTACGAAGATAACTCATTCTTGTTAAGATTCCATACATTAAAAAAGATTGATAGATAATAAATGGTGTGCTCTTGGTGGATTTTACTCCTCTTGATAGGTTTTATTTTTATAGTATCGTATGACCCCCTGAAAGGAACCATACACACGAAAGTTTTACAGGGTCCCCAACTTCCCCCAGAACAGGACCCCCTCCGTTGGAAACCTTCTAATGGTATGGACGATCCTATTGGCGCGATTTTTACAATTTAAAAAATTATAATTGATTAGTATAATGTTACCATTTAACAAAGATACACTATGCGTTGTTGGGATTTTAGTTTGTATTATTGGGGTGCTATATCTATTCAGAGAAGTTAGTAAGATGAAAACGTCTGTTGTTAATAGATCTTCACAGCCAGTTCCCTTTCCTATCCCCCCACCCGCACCTCCTTTGGTTCCTTCGGTTCCTTCGGTTCCTTCGGTTCCTTCGGTTCCTTTGGTTCCTTCGGTTCCTTCGGTTCCTCCATCCGTATATCAACAGCCAGCAGTTCCCACTGCATCCGAACAGGCTTGAGAAAAATCGGAACTTATATTAACGGTGGGGCCGTAAAATGAAGACAGAAGAAAGGCATAAAGCTATAGTGGTGCTCGTATCGTTTGTTGATGATAAACCGAGATTTCTGACTATGAGAGATCGTCGTTTTAAGGAGTGGATCTTCGTTACCGGGGGATGCCGAAAGAGGGAGATTACTAATCCCATTAGATCGGCGCTCCGTGAGTTGGAAGAAGAAACCCGGGGTGTAATAAATCTCAAACGGGGTGTATATAACTCGTTTAACTTTTCAGTCAAAAGTAGCGAAAAGGACGAAGTTGGAGTCATCCTAGTTTATCATGTGTATGTTATTGAATATAATGTACCTCGAAATATTCAACTAATATTAATAAATAGATTTAATGAAGAGAAAGAGAAGACAGAGATTAGAAAGCAGGAACACCTCCCAGTAAGAAGATGTTATGACGAAAATGATATAATGAGTTTTGATACCCTAGAAGAGTTCAATAGCAGAAACCAATGGACATTCATAATAGATAATGTCCTCAAGAATCCAAATTTTGTACATGCTCTTGCCTCGACAAATAGGCAACCTTTTTTTATAAAATAGATTATAAATGAGTTGGGACAGTGTTGAAAGACACAAGCGACTTGTCTTATCTTGGGTACTTTTTCTTCAAGACAAAGAAATATACGATACAGAAGCGGTTACAGAACTCAATAAATATTGTTCTGCAACTCTCTATACCATGAAGAAGAAACTCACAACACAAAAAGAGAATACGACATACCAGAGCATATACCAGAGGGGGTACATAAAGACACTAGACGAACAATATACAGAGTGGAGAAACGGTTTAAAAATTTAATAACTTTTTATAGTACATATGAAGGAGTTCAGAGCAAACGGTAAAAAACCCACCCATGTACTTATGAATGGTGGAACACTTCACATAACCCCTGATAGATTGAATGAATTCAATCAGGCATACTGTCAATCTATTAGAAAAGGTGAAAGACTGTTCGTAGTAGAACAGAAAACTCCCATGTATCGACTGTTTATAGACATTGATTATGTTGATGAAGAGGCTCTCACATACGAAACTATAAAATCTATTAGTCGGATGTTAACTGATAAGGTAAGATCTCTCGTTGGGGACAACAAAGATATGTGTATTATAAGTGTTGCAAAACCAAAACCGAAAGGTGTTCTCACAAAGACAGGTATACACCTAAACTGGCCCTTGTGTGTTGTTGGTCAAAAAGAAGCCCTGTGTGTAAGAGATCACCTTATATCTCACATGTCTAAGATATACAGTGCAAAAGATTGGAGTTATATTATAGACAAGGCTGTGTTCGGAGACCTCCAGACTGGTTCTATAGGGAGTGGGTTTCGCCTTCCGTGGTCATATAAAAAGACACGCGACGTGGTAGAGGGTCCATATATTCCTTTTTTTGAATACAAGAACGGTAATATTATAGATATAACAGATGAACAGATAAGTATTGAACGTCTCGAACAAGTGCAGATAAGAACCACTGAAGAAGAACCAAATATAACTGTCGAGAGTGTAGGTCCATTCTCTTTACACCCCCCAAGCAGAAAGTTACAAGGAAAGGAAATAGATAATCCAGAGGTAAGTGCTTATATGGAAACATTCATACGGATAAACATGAAAGGTCAGGGAGATTCACGTATCCAAAAATTCATAAGAAACAAAGACACATACGCGATACAAACAAATTCAAAGTTTTGTGAGAATGTTGGACGAAACCATTCGAGTAATCACGTATGGTTTTTTGTATCTAAAAAGACTAGTACCGTATGCCAGAAGTGTTTCTGTACATGTGAGACAAGTAATGGCAGGCGGTATGGATTCTGTAGAGACTTTTCGGGTCAAACACACGGACTCCCGAACAAGATAATGTATTTGTTATTCCCAGAGAAAGACGAAGAAGATAAGAAAGATAAGCAGTGGCTTAAAAATAAATCAATAAAAAGACGTATATGATGACTATTACTCGTTCAGGAAGAGCTATTAAGAAGCCAGTTCGTTATGAGCCCCTAGTAGAAGAAATGATAGATGACTATGATCACGACGATGAGGATGACGATGATACTAGTGTCACAGAAGATACTGACGACGATGAGGATGAAACTGACGATGAAGAAGACGCAGATAATAATGGTAATCTTAAAGGATTTATAGAATTGGAAGAAGAGGAAAGTGAGGAAGATGACGATTAAAAATTTCCACGAGTATCATAATATGGATACTCTTCCTCCTATAGATGATTCTATCCTACATGATCCTGAACCCGAGCCAGAACCAGTGCAGCCACAGTATGTATACGTTCAGCCACCTCAACAACAATGGGAGGACCAATTCACTAAAAAGGACATTTTTAGTGACCTGGATAAAAATGCATATATAATAATTTTTATTGCTTTTATTCTTGGCTTCTTTATGGGAAAAACTATGCAACCGGTTATTCTTCGTCATTCGTAGAAGGTGTAATAAGTTTAAATATCTGTTTCTTAAGTTCCAGACGCTCCTCAACAGAGTTCGCATTATCATATTTATCGCGCAGAAGGATAATATCTGCTGAAAATTCTTGATCTGATAGTTTTTCCAGCTGATAGACCTTCTCTATATGTTCATTTTGATACATAACAGGTCCACTATAAAGAGTCATACCAGTAAAATATCCATATTGTTCTCCCATGTCTCCAGAGTTCTGGAAACCTCTCAATGTCTCGTTATTACGAGAGTTTTTGTCATCTTTTACAACATAAGGTCCGAACAAAAGGGTATTCCGATCATTCTCTCGCATTATTTTCATCACATCAGTGGGTTTCGCATATCTAGACACCTCTGGACTACTTATATCAACAGATAGATACTTTTTAAGTTCGCGATACCCTATTAACAAAGCAACACACATTAATAACCCAAACTCAATTCTGAATGTTCTCATAAACAATACCAATGTTCCCACTGCTACCAATATAGCCACTACAATACCATGTATTGGCTTGTAATATCTACTGTGGAACAACACTGGGAAGTCTACTAAAAATTTTATAAATTCACCGAAACTCATTTAATTATTATTAAGATTTTCCTCACGCTCCTTCTTGCGCTCCTCAATTTGAGACTTTACAATCTCATCAGCCTCCCGAACAAGATTCTCCATCTGCTCATCTGGTTTCTCCTTTTGTAGACGTTCCAAAACCTCTGCAGGGTGCTCAACAGGCTTTTCATCAGGCTTGTTGTAGTACTTAGAATTCTCATCACCTGGGGTGATGTAATCCTTTCGCTCTGTCATCTCTTTCTTGCGGTCCTCAAACATACGAGCAGCCTGTTGTTGATTATCACGGTAATTGACCATGAGTTCCTCCAACTTCTCATTGGTATAGTGTACATCATCAATCTTCTCGCGGTCAGGTGGAACCAGGAGCCACTTGTACATATCTACAACATAGATATCAAACGTAGCATCTTCATTCTGAAGACGCTTTGCGTGGTTAGCAGCCTCGTCGCGTGTCGAAAAGCAGCCTCGGATCTTAATCCCAAATTTGTCATTCTTTTGTGGACATTCAGGACCTACAACAGATAGACAGGCGAAAACCTGTCCAGGAACAGTTGTATAATCTTGTTCAAGAGAACCCATTATACAATCTTAATAAATCATTTCTTTAATTATAAGCGCCTGAGGTGAGTAATTTATTATTCATTTAAAATGTAGAAATATTTCAGTATAAATGTTCTCTGTTGGCGAAAAGGTAATCTACACCCGTTTTGTATGGGCAACTGAAGAAAATGAGACTGAACAAGTTAGAGTGACTCATGTGGTAGATGAGAATTCCGTATATATCGAGAATACTCGGAAGACTATAACAAGAGCTGTCCGAGTAACAGAACTCACCAAAATTCCGCGACCAACTCCATTTGGTACAATTATTTAGAGAATATAAACGTCGTAACTGTAATGGAACAGATACGGAAATTTCACAATCAGGTAAAATCTGATCTGATAAAACGAACGGTCAAGACAGACGACCATATATTAGATGTAGGGTGTGGATGTGGTGGCGACATACTCAAGTGGAAGCACAATACTATATATGTTGACATGTGTGACCCAGATCCAGATTCTCTAGACGAAGCACGACAGAGAAGCGCCGCTGTGGGGTGGTCCCGATCAAGATTTCACCTAGGTGATGTACTTAGTTGTCCAGATAAGTTGTATAATGTTATTTG